TATCGCGCGCACAGGGCCGATCGGATCGTGGCCGAGGTGAACAATGGCGGCGACATGGTCGAGGCGACGCTGAGAGTGATCGAGCCAAACGCACCCTTCTCGGCCGTGCGGGCTTCCCGCGGAAAGGTAACTCGTGCAGAACCGATTGCGGCGCTCTACGAGCAAGGCCGGGTGCACCACCTCGGGTCGTTCCCGGAGCTCGAGGATCAGATGTGCGCCTTTACCGCCGACGCGCATGGCAACCTCGCGACCCGTTCGGCCGGTTACTCTCCGGATCGGGTCGATGCGCTGGTTTGGGCATTGACCGATCTCCTAGTCGAATCGATGCCCGCAGAGGGGATTTACGAAATGTATCGCCAGCTTAGTGGTCAACTGGCTGGTAATGCGAAATGCGATTCTTAAAAGGCGCTTCGCCAATCATTACCGGGAAGGAGCCGATCATTGACGCTGCTCGTCAAGGACGCCAATACTACGACACAATCAATTTCGACGCAGACGGATGTTGCGGGCAACCTCGTCCCGGTTCATGCGCCGGCAGCAATCGCAGGCGGCGTAGCAACCCCGGTCGGCCCGACGGCGCCTCTGCCGGTTATCAATGCTGCTGGCTCCGCCGCGATCGACGGCAGCGGCACCGTCGTGACCGGAGGCATGGCACAGGCCCTGTTTGCCGGCGTAGTCCCGGTCAACGGCTTTCTCGTCGCAAACAACTCTTCGGCCACCCTTTACGTTTCCGATGTTGGTGCGGCAAGCCCCGGCGGCGGGTCGATCCCGATCGCGCCAGGCGCAGTTTTCATCACGCCCTCCGGTTATAAGCCGGCGGGCGCTATCAGCCTTTTTGCCAGTTCGACCGGCCAGTCCTTTGCGGCTCGGAGATGGTGATGTCTCTGCCGGTATCAGCATCTGTGCCGAATCTGGACATGACGATACCGACGGGCTTTGCCGCCGTTCTCGGAGTGTGGTTCGCCACGACGACCGCCATATTACTCGCTGAGGCCGGACTAGCGAGTCGGATCGCTAAATTCCGGTTATTCAGCACGTGGCGAGCGCTCCCCGTCACCGAGGTTCGGGCGGCCCTACGCTTGGAGCAACAGCGCGTGATCCCCAGTCAGAGAAGCGGAGCCCGTCCGGCTGACCAGCAGCCAGGTGGCGGATTGCAGATCACCCGTACTCTTCTGCGCATTGTGGCGTTCGGCCTTGGGCTCGGCGTGGCGCTCCCCACCCTGGCACAGACGATCAGCGGCTCCTCACTCAATATTACGGGCCAGTCCACCCTGCAAGGTGACGTCGTCACGTGTTCCGGACACCCGTGGATCGATGTTCGTTGCAATGGCGCCGTGGCCGACGGGAATCATGATGATACGAACGCCATAAATAGCACAATTTCAGCGGCCATCGCGAATAACTGGCCGGTGCGATTAACAGCGGGAACCTACAAGGTCACATCACGGATAATTATCGACTACGCCACTCAGGCGGGCCAAGGATTTCGTCTGATTTCCGACGGCGCCGTCATCGACGGTCGAACGATCGCGTCCGGCCCGGTGCTGCAGATCCAATGCGGCGGAGGTATCACCAGCAGCCCGACTGGGTGCTTCTATTTTCGACAAGAGGGCACCCTATTTGTCAACGGCAATACTCCGGCCTATGTAGTCGTGCTCGGCAAGGCCGACTTCTCCGATGCGCATAATTCGGCAAAATTCGATCACCTGATCGTTAATAACGCCAATACTGCAGCGTCGGGGGGCGGCTGCCAGTTCAATTATCTACTGGACAGCGACGTTTACGCGGTTTGCGTGGCAGCCGGGGGGGCGGCCGGTCTCGCATTCGAGCAGGTTCAGTTTTCCCGGATATCCGGTGCTGGTACAGCGGAAGGCACAGGAGGTCGCGGAGTGGTTCTGGAGAACGGTTACAACTTCAGCAACACCTTCTTCGCTCTCGATCTCGAAGTGTCCCCGACCTGCCTGTCGATTACTTTCAGTCACAATGGTCTCAACACCTTTGTGTCCCCTTACTTCAACTGTGTCACGGCAGTGAATGCGACGGCAAGCGACGGCAATGTGCTGATCAACCCCAACTATGGCGGCGCAACGGTCAATTTCGGGCCGCTCTCGACGGGAATATCGGTAATCGGCACGGGATCGCGAGACAATTGGCTGTTTCCGGCAGCCGGCTCTTATGCAGCAACGCCGATCGATGATGGGCTCAGCGTCTCGAACTATAATACTCCGGGCGCGTCAATGGCAGTGACCCTGCCCGCGCTTTCCAGCGTCAATGCAGGGTGGAGCATGGGGTTTGCTTCCGACAACGGCAAGGGCATGACGATCACGACGACCAGCGGTTCGATCATCTCAGGCGGCAAGAGCGTCGCGTCGATCTCAATGGGCGCCGGAAATTATGAATATGTCCGGCTGGAATCGGATGGGAACAACTTCCGTATTGTCTCGTCGACCCGAAACACACGCCTCGCGAACGGCTTCGAACCGCCGCCTTGGCCAAGCAATTGGCTGTTTCCCGCCAGCTCCGGCTACGCAGCCACCCTCAGCGACAACGGCAACGTCCTTTCGAGCTACGATAGCGCCGCAGGTCTGACCGTCACGCTGCCCTCGACAAGCGGGCTTCCCGACGGCTGGTCCATAGGCTTTGCTACCGACAACAACAAGGGTCTGATGGCCCAGGTGAACAGCACCGCCGGTGGTCACATCGTGTGGCCGGGCTCCGGCGGATCGCAGACGTCATTGGCGATGGCGAACACCAGCCAGGGTGCTTACGAGTTCTTGGTTCTGCAGTACGACGGCAACGGTAATTTTCGAGTGCTCGAAGCGACACCAGCGACCGCGCAGGCGATCGGCATGGTCGGTGCCGCTGGAATCAGCCGCTGGAGTTTCCCTGGCGTCAGTGCTTATTCCGCGACAGTTGCCGACAATGGCAATGTAATATCGAGCCTCAACAGCCCGACTTCCTATTTGGCGGTAACGTTGCCGTCGACGACGGCCGTGCCAATGGGATGGACGATCGGAATAGCGACCGATGGCAACAGGGCCGCCGCGGTGCAAACCAACTCCACCTCCGGAGGACGCATTCTCTATCCGGGCAGCGGCGCAACCACTACTTCGGCCTCGCTCGCCGGAGTAAACTACGAACTTCTCGTACTGCAATTCGACGGCGGTAATTTCCGAGTCATTCAAGCAACCCCGGCAACGGCCACTTTGATGGGGATTAGCGGCAGCGCCCCGGGGATCAATCGTTGGAGCTTTCCGGCGGTCGGCACGTATGCCGCCTCCCAAAGCGACATTGGGAACGCATTGTCCAATTACAACACGCCGACCAGCTCCCTAACCATAACTCTGCCGCCGACTACGGCGATAAGTGCCGGCTGGATAATGGGCTTTGCGACCGACAACGGCAAGACCATGACTGTTCAAGTCAACGGCGCTTCTGGCGGACACATTCTTTATCCCGCCGGCGCGACCGGCTCTGCCGGCGACTCGGTGACACTCGCGCCAATCAACTACGAATTTCTAGCGTTGCAATTCGACGGCGGCAATTTCCGAATTGTGTCGATCACACCACGCAGCGCCTCGGCGCTTGGCATGTTCGGACATGAGATTACGACAGGGGCAACCCCGGCGCTCGGCTCGGGGTCAAGTGACTGTGGGACTTCGCCGTCGATCGCTGGCAATGACAGTGTCGGGCGGGTTACCGTTGGTGCTGCCAATGGTGGCCGTTGCACGATCACATTCGTATCGCCGTGGCCGAACCCTCCGGTTTGCTCGGCCTTCGACGAAACCTCAACAACACTCGTAAGACCGACAGCCGCTTCAACAGCCAGCACGGTGCTTACCGGGGCCTTCGCTGCCGGCGACGTTCTTGTCTACAGCTGCCTCGGCTTTCAATGATCGGGATGCTCATGGCCAAGGGAGTTGGGGTAAAGCAGAAACGTCTCTGCAGCCCCGCCATTTTTGACATCATGGAGTTGCTCTGATGCCTGCTCCTGACGGCAAACGGACCTCGTTAGCGTCATATACTTGGGGCGGCTGGGGCAGTCAGAACGATGTCACTCGATTTCGCGATGTCTTCCAGCCCGACGGAGGAAGCTTTTCACCCAGTTATCCGCTGGTTCCTCCGGAGCGCGAGCAAGTACGCCTCTGGGATTACCCTGTCGGCTACAATGCGATCTACACGCCGCGCTCCTACGAAGCGATCGGTTTCGACGAACTGAGGGCGCTAGCCGAAAGTCACGATATCACTAGGCTCGCGATTGAAACTCGGAAGGACCAGATCGAAAAACTCGACTGGACGATCAAGTCTCGCAGCGAGAAAACGCCCGACAAAGACGCCGCCTCGCGGATCGACCAGCTGACCGATTTCTGGCGAAGCCCCGATGGCGAACAACCCTTCGCAACCTGGCTTCGCGAAGCACTCGAAGACGTCCTTGTGCTCGACGCGGCGGCATTCGAGTTACGCCGTAACCGCGGCGGCAAAATCACCGGGCTCGACGTCGTCGACGGCTCGACGGTCAAAGTCCTGCTCGATGATACCGGCCGGCGGCCACGGCCACCGGCCCCGGCCTATGAACAGATCATTCACGGGCGACCTTGGCGTCTCCTGACCAGCGACGAGCTGATATACCTACCGCGGAACCCACGGCCGCACAAGGCGTACGGTTTCAGCCCTGTCGAGCAGATTGTGACGACGGTCAATATCGGGCTGCGCCGCCAAGCGATGCAGCTGCAACATTTCACGGAGGGCAATGTTCCGCCTGGTCTGCTCAACGCACCGGACGGGTGGAGCCCGGAGCAGATCCGCCAGTTTCAGGAGTGGTTCGACTCGATTCTAGCGGGAAATACGGCGAATCGCACCCGCCTCGTCTGGGGTCCCAGTGGCGCCAAATACCAGGCGTTCAAGGAGGCGCCGTATAAGGACGATTTCGACGAGTGGCTGGCGCGGATCGTCTGTTATGCATTCTCATTGCCGCCCACCGCCTTTACCCCGCAGGTCAATCGGGCGACGGCGCAGACTGCGCAGGAAGCAGCCCTGGAAGAAGGGCTCGCACCCTTGCTCGGGTGGGTTAAGCGGTTGGTCGACGGAGTCATCCAGACCAGGTTGGGGCATGTCGATCTCGAATTCGCCTGGTCGAATAGCCGGCCGACAGACCCAAAGGATCAGGCAACGATCCTCACCGGTTATGTGAAGGACGGGATTTATACGATCAATGAGGCGCGCGACATTCTGGGAATGGCCCCCGTCGCAGGTGGGGACGAACCGATGTTTTTGACTGCACAAGGACCGGTGCTGCTGAGCGGTGCCGATAACGAAAACCAAAACCGGTTAGCAGATACTTAGGTTCGCCCGCCGCATCAGTCGCCGAATTCTCTGTCCAGGAGAGCTCGCCGACTTGCACCAATACAGGCAAGGCGAGCGCCGTCATCGCGCATGCTTGGCTCCGCCTGGATCCCGTAAGTGCAGGGATTTTGATCGCTATGACCGACGCTGCGGCGATCTCAAATCCGCGTCGGTAGATTTATTGCTTGAGCACAATGAATAGGCACGCGAGGAGCCCTTAATGAGTGTTCTGCCCTCCGACATTGTCGTGTATGGTTCGGCTAACATGCCTGAGGCGGATGGCGCGATCAACGGCGGCCCTGTTGATTTTAGCCGTCGTGTCGCATTCTACGACATCGCCCCGGCCGGCAACCTAGACGTAATATCGAGCTCAGCCAGCGACACGGCGACCCAGATTACCTTCTATGGTCGTGACCTGACCGGCGTGATACAGAACCAGACCTTAAGCTTGAATGGACAGACTTGGGTAACCGGTTCTCAGCCGCTGGAACGGTTGCTATACGCCGCTTTGTCGGGAGCTACTGCAAACGGTCCCGTCGTCAGCCCGGGAGGCACCTCTGCGGTTGGCGACGTGGCGCTTGCGGCGCACAGCTGCATACTGCCGATTGGTTCAGTAAACACCGATGCAACGGTTCGGACCGCACAGAGCGGATCCTCCAATCACACGGGGACGACCCCGGCCTTGTTCAAGTTGCAGGCGGGTGACGGAGCCAGCGTCTCCCCCGGACAGGTGATCTGGACCAGGAGCGGCACCGGTGCGAACCAGCTGCGTCAAGTCATCGCCACGTCCGGTTACGGCAGCGATGTGTTGGCCGTAAGCCGCGACTGGGCCACGGTCCCGGACAATACGACCACTTACAAAATTCTCCAAGGAATGCTCTTTGAGATTTCGCCAAATCCCGTTACGGCAGTTATTCGAACGTTCTCAAACACAGCAGCTGATGCGCCGACCGGCACTCAACGCATCTACTATGAGAAAGTCTTCGTCACCAATAACAACACTGGGACTGCACTTACGGGAGCACAGATCGAGGTCGCCAGCGAAACGCCGAGCCTGCCGTCGGGCGCGTTGCTGGACTTGGCGCTGACGACCGCTTTGAACGACACGGGCACCGTCGCCAATAGACAGACCGCACCTTCTTCGGGCGTCGGCGCGTTCTCCACTCAGCCCGCCTTCGTCGCTGTTCCTGGGTCAGGCAATCTGCCGCCGGGCGCAGCGCCCAATGCAGCAGGTGCACAAGGCGTTTGGTTACGTTTGACCCTACCGCCCGGCGCTGCGAGCTACAAAGGCTCGGCCGATATCAGGGTGCAAGGGACCACGACTTGATATCCTAGGGCATTCTCTACTCCTGACGGATCTCGGCACCGCGCTATCCGGCATGTCCCATCGAACGGCAAATTGTTGGAGACTTGGGCTCCCGCAGGCGGCAGATCCTAATAATTGCTCAGCGCAAACAGGTCGGACCACGCCATGACCCTTGCTACCCGGTTCGTCGTCATCTACGCGACACGCAGCAAGATTTTGCGCCGCAAGATCATCCTGGACAATGAGTCGCAGCTTGACCTGCACCAGCCGGGTCCGGGAGAGAGTCGGCTGCTCCTGCCATTGTCGGCACCTTTCGACGACGCCGCGTGCCGCGCGGCGATTGCCATGACGACGGGAGCAGAACCGCTCTCTGGACGCTGTTGCATCATTGATGCTGGTGGTAATGTCGTTGGCGTGTGCAATGCGGATCCGGCGCTCGACACACATCCGGCGGGTCAGCTCGTCGCGCACGAAGTCGCTCGCCCTGGAGACCGGTATGAGGACGGCGTCTTTAAGCAGAAGGCGATCGCTTCGGCGCCACCATGACCCAAATCTTTATCGTCTCCGGCACGAGTTGGACGGTGCCCGGTGATTGGTCAAATACCAATACGATCGAGACAATCGGTGGAGGCGGCGGCGGAGCTACCGCCAATTCGTTAAATTCCGGGACCGGCGGCGGCGGGGGCGCCTACTCGAGGGTGGTCAACCTCACCGGGCTGACTGGCAGCATCATTATCCAGATCGGTACTGGCGGGTCGGCTGGCACAACTGGCGGCGATACCTGGTTCAACGGATCGAGCCTCGGTGCTTCTTCGGTTGCAGCTCAGGGCGGCGGTGGAGGTGGCAATTCCAGCGGCGTATTAGGGGCAGGCGGCGCAGCTTCAAGTGGTATGGGGACGACGAAGTATTCGGGCGGCAATGGCGGCGATCTGAGTGCCGGAGGTTGGCAGGGTTCGGGCGGCGGCGGCGCGGCAGGACCCAGTGGCCCCGGCGCTCCCGGCGGTGGTGGAACCGGTAGCAACAATAGCGGCGGTGGCGGCGGCGGTGGTGCCAGCGGAGGCGGAGCCGCCGGCTCGGCTGGCGCGGCAAACGCTGGCGGCAATGGCGGCGAAAATTTCAGCGGCAGCGGTGGTGGCGCCGGGTCGACTGCCCCCGGCACCGCCGGTGCGGCCGGCACAAATGGGGGCGGCGGCGGCGGCGGTGACGGTGCTGGAGCCGCTGGAACTACGGGTGGTGACGGCGGTAATGGCGGAGAAGGTATCGAGTGGGACACCTCGCATGGCTCGGGAGGTGGGGGTGCCGGGGGCGGCAGTGGCAACGGCGATTATAGCGGCGGGTCTGGTGGCGCTGGTGGTGCCTATGGCGGCGGGGGTGGTGGCGGAGGCGGTGCAGATAATGTTCCTGGCAGCATAGGGCCCGGCGGCCCCGGTGGTGCGGGCCTGATCGTTGTCAGCTACACGCCGGCGGTAAGTGCCACTATAAGCACCGCAGCTCCGAACGCTCTGGAGTTCCGAGGGGCTGGTGGCAGGAGTGAACTCGCTTCGATCGAGTTCGACCGCATCCTTTCGAGCGACAGCCGACCACAGGCCGAAGCGCTCGGCGACCTGAAGCGGAGTACTACGAGTCCGATCAGTTTCAGTTTTCTTGTAAGCCGGGATCTTTGGCTCACGGGTGAATGGGTAGGGACCGCCGCGATCACCGCCGCCAGTTCGGTGCGGCTCGAAGCGACGACCTCATTATACCCCGATACAGCGATTCACGCCGAATCCGGCCAAGGGCTTGCCAGTGATGAGCAATTCCGCCTCGAAGTATTAAGCAGTCTCGCGGGCGATACGGGCGTTCCCAGTGGATTTCATGCCGCTTTGAGTTCGGACGGCTTGGCGATTTTGGAGTGGCTGACAGGCGGAACATGGCTCATTTCGGAGGCTTTGCTCACTCTAGAGTGGCGGGACCCACCGGCCCTACTGCTGGTTTCGCCGGAGCGGCTGCGGCGGTCTCCTGGAAGAATCCGGATCCTTGCCGGTGCCGGCAGCATACACCCTTTCAGAGGCGGGTGAGGTTTAGCAAATGCGCATAGCAACGGCGTTCGATCCGATCGAAGTCGGTGAAGCCGATTACTTTGCCTTCGATTTCACGCCGGATGTGGGCGCGGCTGCGATTGTTTCGACGAGTTGGACTTGCTCATTGGGCCCTTACGAGACGGCAATCGATCCGACGCCGCAGTCACGGGTTCTGTCGGCTTCCCTACAGACTGCTCTCCAGGTGCGTTCACCAACGGACGCCTCGCTTCAGACGCGCACGGGGTCGTTTTCCGTCGGCTTAATCGGGGGTATGCCGATCTCGGCAGCTGGCGGAACCTACATCCTCGAAGCCACCGCTAATCTCAGCGACGGGCGCGTGCTGAAGCTCAATGCAACGGTGCAGTGCAAGCTGCCAAGGTCGTGACCTCAAACATGGCACAACCTCTCGTCCGATTGTGACTATTCCGACATCTGACTGGGATTCGAATTATGCGGCTCTACGGCGCAATCCAGAAGGTTGAGCCTCAGGAGGACGGTACCGTGCGGGTGTACGGGATCGCGTCATCGGAGGCTGTGGACGAACAGGGAGAGATCGTGCGGGCAGATGCCATTCGCGCAGCGATCCCGGACTATATGCGTTTCCCCGCTCTCAGAGAAATGCATCAACTTTCCGCCGCCGGATCGACGCTCGAAGCCGAGGTCTGCGGGGACGGCACTACCCGTATTGTCGCCCATGTTGTCGACCCGGTCGCGGTGGCGAAAGTAAGAAATCAGGTCTATCGGGGCTTCTCAATTGGCGGACGCGTCACTCAGCGCGCGGTCGGCAACCCGAAGACCATCACCGGTCTCGTGTTGAACGAAATTTCTTTGGTCGACCGACCGGCTAACCCGGAAGCGATTTTTGACTGCTGGAAAGCAGCGATGCCGCCGGATGCTGATCTTGGTTTCGCAAAGCCGGCTGTCGCGAAAGACGGATCCGCCGATACAGAACAGGCTCCGTCGGCACCGCAACCGTTCAACGCTCCAATCCAGATATGGGCCTGCACTGTCCCCGATCACCGTCATCTGGCCAAAGCCGATGCGATGAAATGTCTCGAGGGCGGCGTCGGATTAGCAGAAGACCGGCGCGCAACCGTCGCCGCAGGCCCCGCCTCCGCCGTAGATCTCGAAAATCCATCTCGGACTTCTCTGTCGAAAGCTCTGCGCGATGTCGGTCAAATCGCTCGCATTATTGCTGAGCTCGAATGGTTGAGGGAAGCTGTAGAACTCGAGGCAGCCAGCGAGAACGATCAGTCGCCGCAGCCGGTGCGATTGCAGGCGATCATCACTGAACTTTGTGATTTCCTGAGTTCCTTGGCAAACGAAGAAATCGCTCAAATCCCGGGCGATGCGGAAACCAACGGCTCACCAACTGCATCGGCAATGCCCGGGATGCTTGGTATGGCCGATGGGTCCGATCTTGAACGCGCCGCTGCCGTGCCCCGGAAAAACTGCTCCAATATGCCGCAGCTCGCTGGCAGCATTGCGAAAGCCAAGCGCTCGCAGGGCGACCGGGCACTGCTGGATATGGCCCATTTCGCGTGCGACCAATGTCTGAAATTCGGCGGGCTATCGGTCGATGAACAGGCAAACATAGATCGAGCACGCGACTACCTACAAAAGGCTGGCGCCATCGCGGCCCCGCGCTGGACCGCCGGAAGAGCGGAGGATGAGGACCCTTCGCCAGCGGGGCCAAAATGCCCTGAGGGTGACAGCCCCGACGTCGGCATTGTTAAAATGCTCGCCATTGTCACCGAGGTCCTGTGCAAACGGGAGCGTGCCCACGAGAACTTGATGGATCTGGCTCATGTATGTCTCCAGACACTCACTGACGGGTGTGTTTGCGAAAAGGCCACCAAGGTCGGCGCGCGCCATTCGAAGGAGACGATGGAGTTTTTCAAAGCGTCGCATCGTCACTTAGTTGCGGCCGGAGCCAGATGCGACCCGACAGGCGCGGACGAGCCGCGCCCGCAGCCCCGGCTCGGGTCCGCGACGGACACGCGCGCGGCAGACCCGGCGAACGCGCTCCCCGATGGACCCTCCGAAAAGGCGGCGCTGGCGAAGGTTCTGGGGGAGGTTGTTCCGATGATCGAGCGGCTGACAAAGCGAGTCGACGAGATTGCACGGACACCGCTACCGCCGTTGACCATGGCGAAGGGTATTTCGGTTTCGAAGGAGCAGGACCGCGGAAGCAATGTTGGCAGCGGCGCCGACCCGCAGCTGTCGCCTGAAGCGATCGCTGCCGCACTCGCCAAGATGAGCAAGGAGGAGCAGACGCTGACGCTAATAAAGGCCAGCTACGCGACTCCTATTAGGATCGCCGGCTCCGCTGCGGATCAACCTTGAAATCTGCGGTCGACCAACCACCGCGAACAATTCGCTCAAGCCCTTGATGATCACGCACACACAACCATCCGGCCCATGGGCCGTCGCCGAGCCCGGCATTTGCCGGGCTTTTTTTAGCCCCCCGTCTCTGGGAGGAATTTGATGAACTCAATCACTCAAGAATCGCTGGAGCTCATGAAAGGAGCTCTGGCACAGCCGGATTTTCGATTGGCCAAATCGATTTCGACTGCTACCGGGTTATTGGCCTTTGACCTTCAGGCGCCAGCGAAGAACCTCTATCCATTTGTTACTCCACTCAGAAACATCGTTCCGCGTGTCGGCGGGGGCGTTGGCTCCGCTACAAATTGGCGGCAAGTGAACGCGATCATCGGCTCCGGCTTCGATTCGATGGGATGGGTGCCGGAAGGGCAACGCTCAGGCCAGATGTCGTACTCGACCTCGAACAAAACCTCCGCCTTTGTCACTATCGGGGAGGAAGACGCGGCAACTTTCGAAGCAATTTCCGCCGGCCGGACCTTCGAAGACATCCAGGCCATGATGGCGTTCCGCCTTCTGCAAAAGATGATGCTAAAGGAGGAGATGGCAATCCTCGCCGGCAACGCCTCATTGATGCTCGGTACGCCTTCTAGTCCGACTTTATCGGCATCAGGCGCCGGTGCAACGCTGCCGGCCGCTACTTATTTCGTCAAAGTTGTAGCGCTGACTCTCGAAGGCTACCAGAACACCAGCTTGTTGGGCGGTGTCGCAACCTCGAAGACCGTGACCGGAGCCGACGGCAAAAGCTTTACGCTGTCTGGCGGCTCCTCGAACATCAGCGCCGAAGCAAGCCAGGCGGTAACTCTCGGTCAGACGCTATTCTGCTCAGTCAACCCGGTCCAGGGCGCGGTCGCGTATGCTTGGTATGTGTCGACCACAACCGGCAGCGAGATCTTGCAGGCCATCACGACAATCAACAGTCTAGCCATATCTGCGCCACTCAGCGCTGGCACCCAGTCGGAAGGCGCTATTACTACCGACAACTCCGCCAACCCGAGCTATGCCTATGACGGCCTGTTGACTACGGCGCTGAAACCGGGGTCGAATGCTTACGTCAATGTCATGCCCACCGGGACGGCAGGGGCTGGCACGCCTCTGACCGCATCGGGCCGCGGCTCGGTCGTCGAGATCGACACTATGTTCCAGAAGATGTGGGACAATTTTCAAGTTTCTCCGACGGTTCTCTATGTCAACTCGCAAGAATTGAAGAACATAACGGCAAAGGTCCTCTCGAACGCCTCGGGTCCGCTGTTGCGCTACGATAGTCCCGCTGACGGGAGTGACGGAGAATATCAGCTGACCGCGTCCGGAGTGGTTCAGTTTTATTATAATCCCTTCGCCTTGAATGGGGGTCTCCGCATTCCGATTAGGATTCACCCGAAGGTCCCGCCCGGGACGGTCATCGGTTGGGCGGAGAACCTGCCTATCCAATACCAGTCGAATGAGGTGCCGAACGTCGCGGAGATTAAAACACGGCAAGACTACTACCAAATCGATTGGCCGATCATGACACGCCAGCGCCAGGTCGGCGT